ATGCCTGAGGTGAAAAAAATGGAAAATCAAAATTTCAAAGAAAATCTTTCCAATAGCAACGATAATATTATGGAAACGGTAAACGAAACATTTGAGAACATAGCTCAGGATGCTAAAAGTGATGTCCATACAGATAATCAAACGAGTCAACAAAGTAATCAAAATATCATTAATACAATTGATGAAGTAGCAGAAGAATTCAACAGTAATAATCCCTGGAGAGATTAATAAAAAAACACTATTTCTGTTAGGAAATAGTGTTTTTTTATACTATAAGTGAATCGGGAATTCACTCTTTATCCTAATATACTTCTTATTAGGATGCATTATTTCATTTGTTTGTTCATCGCATTCATCATTTGATTGATTTTCTTCTGGGATGGTTTCATACCCATTTGTGTCATCATCATTTTAAGCATTGATATTTCAACGTTTTCAAACATTACAGACCAATCTATTCGTTTGAGTAAAATATACCAAAAATAATAGAGTTTGTCTATAAAGAGTTAATAGATTAAAAAACAAAGTGATTTATCCATCATCAATATTATAATAGTAGAAAAACGGATAAAAAAATATCCAGTCTTTTACTTCTTTTTCATCAATCTTAATTTCTAACATTATTTCATCCCTTTAAGTTTTAAATACAGGATTAACATGAATAGTTGAAATTAAACAAAAAAAGAGTATCTAAATAGATACCCCCTTAAGTCAAACTTGGTATTAACTTTTCAATTTCCTCTTCTGCATTTTCTAAAGCTTCTAGCCACAATTCCACTAACTTTACTCCATCAATCAATTCTATATTTAATTCCTGTGCATATTCCTTTGCTGCCCTTGTAAATGATCCAGTAGTAATTACATAACCACCATCAGCATTGTCTTTTACTATTCTTGAGTGAACTAATGCAATAGGCTTGTAATCTAAGTCTTCTTTATAACATTTAACTTGACCATAATACTTTCCAATCTCACGATCATGCTCAAAGTCTACACCAAAATCACCACTTGGTGGAGAAACCCAAGTCTTTCCTCCTCTGGCTCTCTCAAATATTTCCGCTACAAAGTATTCAAATGATAATGGATCTTGTTTTATGAATAGAGAGGAATAATTTATTTTCTCATCTTCTTCTTTTTTAAAACATAAGTACAATCCCATTGCCAGAGTCTTTTTCATTTCGGTACTATGATCAAGTTGATTATTAATTAATGTGTTTTGATAATTTACTTTACGTTTTGTTAACCTAAAATGTATATATGCAATGATTAATAGTATAGCAATTGCAATTTCTATTGTTATCATAAATACACCTCCATATTTGAAAGTGTTGTCATATTTAGAATATTATATACAAAAATTATACTTCCAGCTTCCAAGATATCGTCCCATCCACACTTTTAGCAGTTACTTCATTCATTTTCTTTAATTCCTTAATGTACTTCTCAAGTTCACTGATTGTTTTCACCTGCATAACTTTGAACGGATAATCCTCAATATTAAATTTGAGATTAATCTTTCCTATTATAAGTACTCTTTCATCCGTCCCATAACCTTGTTCAAAGTACCTCTTATATTTCCCTAGTTTCTGATGCATCTGATGACAACTGTATAAACTATTTTGGTATTCAAGGAAATAGGTCTTATTCCCAAGCCACTCCATTTTAACATCTGGAATAAACTCTGCATATTTAATCTTAGGTTCAATATCATAGACACTCACAGGAGATAAATTATTTAAATCAATATAGCCCTGTGCAATCATCAGATAATGATCAATCTTTTGGCTATCTAGTTTTAAACTGCTTGGATTAAGGAAATAGAGATATTGTTGAAATGAACGGTTCGTATTCGCAAGAATGTAGGATTGAGTTCGAAGTCGTTTTAACACACGATTACAATTAACAATTGGATTAGCATTTTTAGAAAAATGTAACGCTGCTATTTGATCACGTTCTAGACATTTAAATTTCTCAAGACTATTTAATATATCTAAGTCACGTTGTCTCATGTTGTCACCTCATAAGAAGAAATCTAATTTATTATCATTCTTTTCAATCGCTTTGTTTACAATGGACTCCGTTTTATTTTCTGTGTCTTCAAAAACCTCTTTAGCATTTCCCTTGGATACAAAGAATGGATTCAATAACTTCTTAGCTTTCTCATATGTCAAATGAGGACTTTGTAATTCTTCAACATCTCCATAATTTAAAATAAGCCTACCAAAATTATCCCCTTTTATTTTCTCTGCTCCATCTGTTCCTAAAAGTCTAGCATTCACACGGTCAACTGCTCTAAGGCTTATTCGAATATTGAAATTTGCTCTTGCTTTGGTATCGATGACATCTGCATCAAAACGCTGAGCGCTTAGTAAAAGTATTATTCCTACAGAACGTCCTTTACTGGCTATTTTTATAATTTTTTCCTGTATTGCCTTGTCATCCATATATTCATACATTTCATCAATGGCAACTAAGATGTATTTTTGTTTATGCTCTTCTGGTAAATCATCTATATGTGGAACGTCAAATGTTTCTTGTAAATCTTCTCTCTCACTCATGATTTTACAGACATGATTCAGTATATTTTTAGCATGTTTGTTTGAATGGACAACAGCTTGAACATGCTCCACCTTTTTAAATAATTGAAATTCTGCTTTTTTACCGTCTATACAATAAATATCTAATTGCTCCGGTCTCAATGTTTTAATTAAGGTTGTTAAGATTACACGTATGGCAGAACTTTTCCCTGAGCCTGAAACACCTTGTATGATCACATGGGGCAACTCTAAAGCATCCAACACTAAATATCTAGAATTCTTTTTCTGACCAACTACAATAGGAAATTTAATACTTTCTAGATAAGGTTGTAATTCTTTAAATTTATAAACTAAATTCGTACTCAATGCAGAGTGATATATGGTGAGAACATACTTTTTCAAATCCCCTTTTAAATCGATTGAACGTCCAAAATACTGCTGAAATACAAACATTTTCTTTTTTACTTCACTAGGATCAAGCCCATTCAATAATGTAAATTTTATTTCTGTACAGTTTTCTTTTTCCTTATTTACAACGGCATGTATCTTTGGATAAATATAAATTGTTCTATCGCCTCTTTTGACTGTTAAATAAATACCAGAAGAACGAAAACAATCAAGTAATTTATTTCTCATTTTTTGTTTGTAAAGGTATTGTTTAATTTGCATGTAATCACCTCACAGTACTTTAAATATCCCAATCAAAAGGAAAATATAGAAAGCTATAGGCATCATTAATTTCGTTAATCCTTCTACAGATTCAGCCATTCTCGGATTCCCATGTACAACAAAGAAGTGTTCGATAAGTGTAGATATTAACAAAACACCTGCAACTCCAAAAACAACTACATAAGGTGTATTAAAATTATGAAAGTTAAACATCCCATTTGGACTAATATCTATACCCATTAGGCTATATAATGATATTGAAGAGGTTTGACAGTGATCTAAATTCTTGTGCCTGCCAGCTAGGAATTCCTTCACGGTAAAGACCTCTTCTTTTTTATTCAATAGAAGTGATAGCATGTAATTTTTCCACCTCATTTTCTACAAATCTAAGAATCTTTAATACTTCGTCAGATTCATTCCTTTCAAATTCACGAAGTAAATCCATCCAAAATAATTCAATAATTTTAAAATCAGATTTCATGTAGTTTCACCTCAATAAAAATTATTTGGTTTCCCCTCGGACTCCCCTTCCGTCGTTCAGTCGCTCGCTCCTTCTCTAAATGATTTTTAATTTACTTGTTTATCAATGGAAGGACAAAATAAAAATATATTCTGCTAGAATATAGCTGCTTTTATATTTGCTGATATATTTGTAACTTGATTTATGTATATGGGCGAATAAATAAATATTGTATGTCCATACAAAAAAATCTTTGAAAGATACAATTTTTTCTTTGAAGGAATAAAACAGGTAAAGATAGAAATATATTATAGGTGATATACATGAAGAAATTAAAAAGTAACATTGGTTGGCTTATTGATAAATCGAATTATACAAGAGAAGACATACGGAAAAGGTATGGAAAATCAGCAAACACTATTTCAAATTGGTGTACTGGGAAAAGTTTCCCTTCTCATCCTGAAACTTGGGATCTTGCTGAATTACTAGGGGTAAAAGTCGATGAATTATACGAACGCACTATAGAAGAAAGAGAATGAGGAGTAAACCTTGTGAAAGATTTAATCAAACAATTCTTACCTATTATTGGAGTTTGTCTAGGTTTTATTTTATCTACATTATCAAACATTATTTATGGGTTAGTTATTAATCGACCTAAAGTGAAAATGGAATTAAAAACTGGAAATTTCAACTACTTGAAGATCATGAGAGACAACGAAGGATTCAGCACCATAGAAATAGCAGACTACAATGAAGCTGAATTTATTGATATCGGGCTATTGGTGGATATTTATAACTATGGAAAGTCAAATACAGCTATAAAAGATATCAATATTGTAATAATGTCGAATAAACGAATCATTAGAGGTTTTAGTCCAGACTTGTTTATTAATGGAAACAAGAATATACATTATTCATTTAACTTACCTTCAAATAATGTAATTACCATGGATTTAAAGTTGAAAATTGATAATGACTTAGAAGATGAAATTTTACAGGAAGATCTTTTTTCGAATGAGGTAATTTATGATCCGGATGATAAAAATCGAATACAAATCAAAATAATTGCAACTGATATTAAAGGTAAAGAAACAACGATAAATATCGAACCTCTATCTATTGCAACTGCTTTTTAGGGAATCAGAAATTAAAAAATATATATTGAGGGGTGAAAATAATTAATGGATTATCTATATGTCATTATAGGTGGACTAGTCTATGGGTTTGTAATTTGGAATTTGGCTTTATATTTAGTGAACATCTTTACAAAATACAAATTAGATAAAACTCTGGCAATGGTTATTAGTTTATTCGTTTCATTTATTCTTACTGAAATTTTGGGGTTTATTTTTTATCCAACAGCTATGGTATTTCATGCACCATTATTGTTATTTTTCTTTTTATATGACTTTGTTAAATCTAGAAAAGAGATTAATAACAAACAAACCGAAAACCCTCTCGAATGAGAACGGTTTTTCTTTACGAACCAATAGTACTAGTATATATTCTCTAAAAGCCATTGAAATATTCAGTTAATTAGGTATAATTAGGAGGAACTTTTATATTTATACTGTTTTTGAAAATATTAAATTTTGGGGGAAATTTTTCAAATGGCTAAAGTAAGACTAAAAAACAAGACTGGTGTTGTAAAAACTGCAAAGGTAGGATTCTCTTGGACTACATTCTTTTTTGGTGGTTGGGTGGCTCTTTTCCGTGGACAATGGGGAGAAGTAGTCAAATGGTGGTTACTCAATCCAATAACTATTGGAATTTGGGGTATCTGTCAGTGTTGGACTGCTAATAAAAAACACGTTATTAGTTTAATTGAAAAAGGTTATGAACCAGCAGACGATGATCAAAGAGAAGTATTAGTAAGAAGAAATATTGTTGCTTAAAAATAAACCGTCCATATGGGCGGTTTTAGTCTTGTATCTGGACATTCATAATCTCACTAAACAAAATATACTCTACAGTATTATCATCTAAAATAAGTTTTATTTTTTGTTTAAGTTGATCAAAAGAATGAATCCTGCCTATAATGACATCAGTAAAGCCATTATCAAATAAAGTAAACTCTACTGGAAGTTTATAATCCTTCGCATATTTTATCCTTTCTTCAAACTCCTGTATTTGATAGTCGTCCAACAAAGGCATTTGAATTTTTTTCTGATCAATCCACATTTGTTTTAATCCTTCCACATGCTCAGGCATGAAGAAACCTTGCCACTTCTTTGCTAAACCACGGTCTTTAATATTATCAATATCCACACTTATGCACCTCTTCTATATTTTCTAAGAGGTCCAATCGATAAAACATTTTTTATTTTGAACGTTCGAACCTGTTTTCGCGTTAAGCAATATGCACGAAAATAATCTTCTCCGATTTTCTCCACTTTAATTATGCGTTGGGTTATCTCTCCTTTATTGGATAGATAAATCATTTCAAGCTTTTCACACGATTCTACAGCATTTAACAATAAACCTTTCATCGAATGAACCTCCCTTAAATACGAACTAACATTCTCATTATATACGAACAATAGTTCGTTTTCAACTTGATTAAAGAACAAACGTTTGTATATAATTAAAGAAAAAAGCGAGGGAGATCTTGTATGGTTCTAATCCCTGATAAGGATAGGGAAGTTATTGAAAAAGCTATATATTTACCAATGTTAGTAATAGTTCTTAATCAAGATTTACAAATAATTAATACTAGTCCTATAAAACTAAAAAAACCATATACAGAATGGATAGAGGAAACAATTAGAACTGTCCAGAAAGAATTATCCGATGTAAAACGATACATGAAACAAAATCGAATAAAAGTAGAAAAGATAAAAACTGAGGAATCATTTACAGAATATGTTTTTATATATAAAGGATATGAGGATAAACATAGGTATTTTAATCCAAGACTTAAAAATCGAACTGAGGAACTACTAGAGTATTACCTATATCAAAGATATAATAGCACTACAACTAAGAACTTTCTTGATTAAACTGAGGTGAAATAATTTGATCATAAACATTGATATATATTTAAAGTTTGAAGATGAATATTATCAAAAGGGTGGCAAATTCTCCACATTACCACCATTCAACGGTGCTAATGATGCTGCTAAATATGCTAATATATACATTAAACAATTCAAAAGAGAACACGGTAATAAAGAGGTTAAAATCGAAAAAGTTATTTATGAGGGTACAATTGATATTACTGCAGAAGTTCAGAAGTTATTCAGGAATGGAAATTTATATCTTGTGAAATAAAAAAATGCCCCTCTCGATTGAGAAGGGCTTTTAATGTGGAGTCTTGGTGTAAAATTATTATATTCTTTTAGCGTATTTCTGATTCACGTAAGCACGACGACCTTTATAAATGACTTCATACCACCCTGAAATACTACCAGCAATCGGCCAAATACTACCTTTCTTAGCTGTATCAAGATTTTTAGAATTGGAACTTGATGGTTTATCGCAGATAAAAGCAGCATTTGATACATTATCAATTTGAATTTGTCCGAGGACTTTAATGCCGTTAATCATCTTTTCATTCTTCTGGTTAGAAGGTTTTGAAGATGCGGATACAATACCACAATCATATTGTGTTAAATTATTTGATTCAATTGTGGAAATTAATTTTTCAGCATACTTTGGATCCGTAGCATATTTATCAGCTTGAACATACTTAGCAGCCTTCTTGTAATCAGTCTCGCCAATTATATTTTTATATTTATTACGATCCCAACTCACCCCGTTTTTATATAAATTGGCAAGATCACATAACGATTCGTACCAAGAAGGATACTTACGGAAAGCAGCGTTTACTTTATATGGTTTGCCGTCTTTATATTCGGTGGTAAGCATTGTAACGGATTGTCCATTGTATGCGCCTTTAATTCCAAAAAGATTCTTACCATTGACTGCTAGTCCACTTTTACCCCAATTGCTTTCTAGAATAGCTTGAGCTATTACCAAAGAAGCTAAGATGCCATACTCTTTATGAATTCGCTGAGCATGTGGAGCGATTTCAGATATAAATGACATCTTTAATCATCTCCTTTGTTATCTTGGCTTGATTGGATTGCTTGAGGTTTGCTAGTAATGATTTGTGCAACATTTTTAGTGCCGCTATACAATCCTGTAGCAGATAAACCTAGCATTAACCCCACAATAATTCCCTGTTTAATGCTTGTGTCCATATAAAAAACGCCAAATGCCAACCCAAGTACGACTGCTACAAAAGGAGAAAATTTTGCAGGAAAACCAGCTCCCTTCAGTAATGCCACAATACCTAAAATCAATGGAATAATCGCTACATCATAAATTTCAAACATTCTACATCTCTCCCTAATTTTTTTTAAAAATATAAAAAAGACCGAATTACCTTGGTGGTAAACGGTCCTTAATATCAGTTAATTGACTTATTACTACGTCGTATTTATTACTAAATTTGTTCAATATTTCATTCTGATCCTCAATGGTCTTGTATAGCTTATCTTCTCTTGATTTCCCTTCTTTACGGCTTGAATATAGTAGCCAAACAAAAAGGACTGCAAATGGACCCTGCGTGAGAAAATATTGTGTTAGAGTTGCATCCAAGCATAGACCCCCTTTAGGTCATAAAAATAGCCACGCTCGGCACGTGGCATTTCTCTATCTGTATGTTACACATAATCTTCCTGATGTTTATTAAGACACTACAGGTCTTTCCTCTGGAAAAGGATCACCTGTAATTTCTGTGAATTGCTCCTCTGTGATTTTTTCTTTACTTACTGCATCCCAAACTTGAGCCTCATTCCACAATTTCTTTTCATAAAAATATTTAATATTACCGTACCAATCCATTTATAACACCCCATTTAGCATTAATTGATACTGTAAATCAGCTATTTGTTTGCTTAGTAAATCAACCTCTGTTGGTGGAATATCTTCCAAAATAGCTTGGTGTGGTGTGGCAGATACATCTACTCCTATTCCATCGGTAGTTTTAATACGTTTTCCTTCTGGAATATCTACCCACAAAAAAGGAACACCTATAGGTTCTCTTGGTTGTGGGTCACCACTTCTAATATCTAAAACAAAACCTGTATTGTCATAAATAATTAAAGTATTCATTGTAAACCCTCCTATTCGTATGCGTCCCATGTAAATGATCCATTTAAAGTTGCGTTGGTGACAGGTAAGCGAAAAGATGTATTTGTTATATACGCACTTGTTCCATCAACTTTAAAGTATCTCGTATTATTAAAGGTATATATCATCTTTATTTTATAGTCTGCATTCACTTCCCCATCATCATATATACATTCAAAAGAAGGATCGTCCGTTTTTCTTATTATAATTCTGGAAGGTTTAAAATTTAATCCATTTACAGCAATATATAAATAGTTTCCTGTACTACCGGTATTTTCTTTAAACCCTATGGTGGTAGATGAGCCTGTAATACTGCCGCTTGCAAATTTCTTACCAGGTGTTAAAGTTCCGGTGCGAATGTTTTTAGCATCGGTATTATAGTATGTTTTTCCTGTTAACACATCCGCATCCGATGCTGTTCCAGTTAAAGTCAATGTTCCTGTAATATCACCTGCATCTGTAGAAGCTGTTTTACCAGAGAGAAGGTCAGATGCAGTGGCATTACCAGAAGCCCCTTCACCCTGTAAGATAAAAGAGTCATTTACCGAGTTGTATCTTAATGTGTACAATCCATCTTTTTTAAGATTGGCGGCATTCCCATTTGGTTTTTTAATAGATTTAGCTGCTAGAGAACCCCATTTAATCGTTGGGTTAGATCCGCTATCTACATGAGCTGTAATCACTATGCCAATCTTATCTACTAATTCCGTAGGGTTTGGTGATGAATTGCAGGTATAAGCTGTTGATGTGCCTGAAGTGGTTCCTCCGTTTGCAGGGTGTGATACATAATCCGCCTTATGTTCATAAAAATCTGCAACACCCTGTTCAATTTTGTTCATGTTTTCAGCATTAACAGGTGTACCTGGTTCAATGATTTGTCCTTCATCTGGAATTAATGTAACAGATGCATCTGCATTTTGTTGAAATTTAAAAGTTCTTGGCCTTTCAACTACCCTGTTTTTCCAATCAGTTTTGGCATAAGCCATTAAATCACATCCTCTCCACAATTAAATGTTCCAGCATAATTGATGGCAGTAGCATTTTTACTCAAAAGGTTATAAAGAATAGACAAATTGTTTTCTAAACGTATAGCATCTAAATATGAGAAAGGATCTCCTACTTGCCAATTTGTTTTTAAAGGTACTAAACCATCCAAATTAAGTACCAATAATTTTTCTAGATTTCTTTCAACTCTGTTGAGACCATTATAGAATTCAATGGATGTATAATCCCTATTCGTCACGATTGGCTCAAGATCAATAATAGTACCTATGACTTGTTGTATGAGGATAGCAACTTCTTGAGTATTATTTTCTACTCTGTTCAAATCAGCAGCATTATAATAGTCCGATGCTGTCCAATTTAGTTTAGGATTAATCCACATCATAATCCCCCTTTTGCTTCTGTAGTACCTGTTAAATAACCATTGTACTCAAATTCTTGCTTTGTAATATTGGCGATATTATTACTACCATAACCATTTTCTATGGAAACTTTATCTGACAAATTTAAAGCCGGATTTTGCCTCCATTGAACTGTATATTTTGCTATTTTGGTATTTTCTCTTAATATCCACTCCGCAACATTCTTTGCATCTTCTTCAGTGTTTATTAAACAGTTTTCAAGCTTAATAATACTTCCAGACTTTACATTTGGATTGTCCAAAACATAGATAGCTTGTGTCTGAAGATCTTCAGGATAATACGTTAATTCTATTGATTTTATATCATTTGAAAGCTCAATTTTAGGCTCATTGTAAATGTTATCAAATGTTAAATTATCTACTGGAATATCAAATCCTATTTCAATAATCCTAGCTCGCCTATAAACTAAAGACCATTTCTTTAAAATGAGTTCCACTTTCCTACAATTTGCAAGTAAATTGTTCTGATAAATAAATGTACTAGAATTATTTACAATTGTCTCATTTACTATCATGTTACCAAGTGAATCATAAGCAAGTATGTCAAATTCGCTTGCATATTCATTATTTAAAGTATCAAAAAGAATTTGTAGGTTGGTACTTGTATGTTCCTTTGATAAATCAATTTCAACCATAATTGGTGAAGAAAAAGAGCCGTTTTCATTGCTAAGATGATGACTCCACCAGCCAAGTTCGTATTCACTCATATCAGCACTTGAAATAACAAAGCTACCATCAAGTTTAAAACGATTCTTTTCAAAAGTAGCAACATTTCCATATGGTTCGATAATTTTATCGATAATTTGATCCTTTGAAGTGATACTCTCTGATTCACTAACTGAAACAGAATCAATAACAGCATTTGCACTTATTAATTGCTGCATCATAAAAGTTCCTTCGTTGTCTGAAAAAGTAACAGACATTCCAGCTACTGCAATTAATTGAAGGAGGTTTCGATAACTTATTTTATTGTACAAAGCTTTGGTACGAATAAGCTTTAAATTGTCACTTAAAACATAATTTTCTATGTTACTAGCAATCAACACTTCTTCTGCTAAATCGTACAAAGTGATATCTCTTTCCTCGGTATTTTCGACTTCAGTATTAGATAAAGAATCTAAAATATCTCTGGCTGTAAAAGTAGTGGTCAATGTTCCTTCATCCGATTTCCATTCTTTTAAAAAGAACTTCCCAGTAGGAACAAACTCAAAAGTATCATTGTCCAATAAAACACCAAAATCCAAATAAGCTTCTTGCCCCTGCGTAAGAAACTCATAAAAGCCATTGGGATTTAGAATATTAAACTCTTTACTGGAATTATCGATTGTAAAAGTCAATTCATCAGAAGGAAGAGTGTTGCTTGTTGTATCAAGTTCTTGAATTAAATGTAAATTTATGAGGCTACTATCTTGGTATTCTTTTATGATACCGAAATCAACTTCCACAATTCTTGCACGATGAAATGGTTTACACCATTTAGTTAGGGTAATGTTGATTTTTCTGTAATTAGATAATTTATTGATATAAACGTACCTAGACTCAGTATTATCAACTACATCCTCATGGACAAGGGTATTTCCTAAAGAATCGAATACATCTATTGTAAATTCACTAGCATATTCATTGCTAAGCATATCAAAATATATAGTTAATCCAGCACTCGAATGGTCTTCTGAAAAAGTGAATTCCAATACTTGATTTGGTATAAATAAACTATTTTCATCGCTCAAAACGGAACTTATCCAACCAACTTCTTTAGTTTCATCCAAACTCTTTGGAGGAAGAATAAATGAACCGTCTAACTTCAAATAGTCCTTTTCAAAAGTCATAAATTTAGCAGTTCTTTCTCTGACCTTATCAGTCACTTGATTTAAATTACTAAAAATCTCTTCACTGGAAACACTCTTTGTATTATCTTTAAATGCTGTAATATCCAAAAATTCGAATCTAACTTTTGCAGTACAGGTACGGGAAGGTGCATAAATTGCTTTTTTATATGCTTTACTCGTTTCAAACAATTTCTCCACCTACCTTTCAATTAGATCAAATTTAACATCTTTATAACGAGGAGTACCATTTTTAAAATCAATCATGCCTACATTTCTATCGCCACAATAAAAAGTTCCTGTTCTGTTTCCGCCTGTTTGAGGATCAATATAGGATACAGTAAAGAATACTGATGACACTGCATTTAATACTTTACTTGTTTCAGACTTTGATAAATAAGAATACGATATTTCTAACTTTCTTTTAGTTGCAATTCTTTCGATAATCATGGTACCATTAGCATTTCGTTCTGCTTTGCTAAGATCCATTACACCAACGCTATAATCAGAAGGAGTTGGTAAAACAACTCCATTGACTGTTATCAATGCCATCGATAACCAACTCCTTTCTTATGTTGTAGTTATTATTGAATTCCCAATACGATTTTCTTCTTTTAAAAGGTATGGATTTAATACTCTGGCTAAAGTTTTTCCGTCTAGTTGAATTATTACATCACCTTTATTATTGGAATTGTTATTACTAAATTGCATGGCAGACATAAAAGCAGTTCCAACGGATGATGCGATCATATCCTTCAATTCACCCAATGGAGAAACAACTTCTTTTCCACCCGGATTATCTCCGATTACAGCCATCATTGGTCCATTGGTGATACCACCTTTTGCTAAGTGAGGAATTTTAGAAATATTTACACCAAATGTTTGTCCACCATACTTAGGAACCCATTTAGGTATATCAATACTAATTGAATTCAAGCCACTAATTAACAGATTAATAGCATCAATGATTAGATTAAGTGGAGTTTTAACAATAGAATACAAAGATTCAAAAACACCCTGAAAAATGTCTTTAACACCTTCCCAAGCCTTTTTCCAATTTCCGGTAAATACACCTGTGATAAAGTTCATTAGCCCGATAAAGCTTGTTTGTAACCCTTTTATGATTCCGCCAATTCCTTGAAAGACAGTATCAAACGTTTGCTTGAAAACTCCTGTTAAAAATGTGACCAGAGGTTTTAAAACATTATTCCATAAAAATTGAATTACGGTGGTCAAATCAGAAAACACAGGTTTTAGGCTTGTTCCTAAAAATGAACTAAAAGGAACTAGTACATTATTCCAAAGAAATTTAAACACTGCAGAAACCGCTTCAATCGTAGGACTAAAAGTAGCTTTAAAAAAGTCACCAAGAGGTACAAGAACGTTTTTCCATAATGATTTTGCTACATCTGATACAAAATTAAATGCTACCCCTAGAATATCTTTCAAAACAGATGCTAATGGAGATACAACATTTTTCCACATCCACACCATGAAATCCCCTAGAGGAACAAACACATTTTTCCACAAAAACTGCGCTGCAACTTTGACGATATCCCACGCTGCTGCAAAGACTTTTCCTAGAAATTCCCCAAAAGGAACAAGAATATTTTTCCACAAGTACACCGCAGCATCTTTAATCTGATTTAGAATACCATCAACAAAACCTTTGAATTTTTCATTTGTTCGATAGAAGTAGACGAATGCTGCAGTTAATCCTGCAATTGCTACTAAAACAAGTCCTAAAGGCGATGCTAAAAACCCAAATGCGGTTATAAATACCTTTTTAATTCCATCAATAAAGTATAGAATTTTAAGATATAATGTCTCAAAAGCACCAATAATTTTAGGGAGGTTAGCAATTACTAAAAATGTTCCGAATGCAGCAGCCAAACCTGACAAGGCAGCAATAATAATATCCTTATGTGCTGTTACAAAATTTCCAACTCCTTTAAAGAAGTCTCTAATCCCTCCAAAAAACCCTCTGATTTTATCAGCAAAAGCTTGAATCTTCTCACTTATTTGAGTAATACCATTTTCAACAGGACTAGTATCTGGCATATCTACTCCAGCACCTGTAGGTACTCCACCTCCAGTGCCACTTGCAGATGCACCTTTACTACCACTGGAACTAGATGGATCAGCTAAAGAGTTGATTTCATCAAACCCTGCAATTCCTCTACTCGCTTTTGCAGCCTTTTGCGCTTCTTTACCTGTCTTTTTCAAGGCATTACCTAAACCTGTAACTGCAGATGCTTGTTGATTGGTAGCTTTTGCTTGGGCTACTTGTTGTTTTACTGCCGTCCTCTTTCCAAATAACGCTTGCATAAATTGAGCTACAACAGTTAAAACACTAGCCACTTTTGCTGCAAATGCTGTTAAAACTGGAAGAACCACGTTTAATATAGGTAAAAATGCTTGACCAAGTGCTAATTGAATATTTTTCAATTGGGCAACAAACATAGCCATACTTGTTGCAGTATTTTGATTTAAGGAATCTCCATATTTTGTATTAGCTTGTTCTAAGATAGCCATTAAGCGAATCTGTTGTTGCGTTTGAAAATCTAGTTGATTCCAATGCTGACCATTGGCAAACTGTTTAAAAGCATTAGTGCTTTCAATCATTGCAATGTTAACGTTAATTCCAAGATCCTCAATTGCTTCTGTGTTCCCTAGTAAACCTGAACGAATTCTTTCCATAACATCGTCCATTGTTCTTCCTGTTCCTGAAGCCACAACCGCAGAAGCTTTTAATAATTGCTGAGTACGTTGAAAAGTTTGCTCGGTTCCATTAGAAAATCCACTAATTAGATTGGAATAAACTGCACCATATTTAATTGCCTCTGATTTCGCCATACCGAATGCTGCAGCGTTTTCATTAGCCCATTTAGTAAATTCATTAGCACTTGCACCCATTTGACGATTTACTTGTTGAAGTGCAGCTTCTGTGTCCATTGCACTTTTAACCGCTTCCTTTATTGTTACAGCCGCTCCAATTGCTGCCATAGCAGCACCTATTCCTTTAAGAGTACTATTAATGTTTCTATTAAAATCATTTAATGAGTTCTGTACTCTTCTCATTCCATTCGTTAATTCACTAAAATCAGCGCCAGCACGTACTACAAGGTTTCTTACAATTCCCATAAAGTCTCACCCCCTACACAAAAAAAATAAGAGTAGTTTATTCACTACTCTCTTTTACAGAACCACCAAACATGATATTCAGTTGTTTTATTCTTTCAAACATTTGCTCATCATTCATAGGCTTTTTAGGCTTTGTTGATGTTAATACTTCCTTCAAACTTGGAAATTTATTTACTCTTTGCCAATAAGCTCCTAACCATGTAAATGTGAGTTTATCTTCAGTCTCTTGTTTTTTCTTTTCATTATAATCATGAATAAATAAACTCAATTCATAAGGAGTCATTACCTCATACTCTTGAATACTGATTCCAACTCGGATTGCGGATTTTAGTGATAATTCCCAATCCCACTCTATTTTTTCTTCTTCTGATCCACAATCCTCTGTAAGTTTTTTTGGTCAGCAGCCATTTGTCCAAACGCAGCATCAAGAGCCAATTGCATTTTCTCCATTATTTCTGTGTATGTATCTGCTTCATCCAATAAATCTTCCATGTCTTCAAGTTTAAGAGTCTCATTATTTTCTTTTGCGTCATACAACAAACCGCAATACATTATTTTTTCAAGGTCCTCAAAATTTGCATTATCGATTTCAAAGTTATTAAAATCCTTACCAGTTAAAGTTGTCATTAACTTTAAAGCTTTATGACCAAATCGCAGTATTCTTGGTCTATCTAAGTTAATAACAACCATATTATTTTTATCTGCCAATATTATTTCACCTCATCACGTTTTACTGGAAAACCAGTAATATATTCAATTTTATGTCTTGTCGATTCTCCTGCACGAGCAAAGAATTCAATTCCATAGATTCCTTCTTGTCTTTTACCATTCATCCAAACTATGACTCTTCCATTTTCATCAACAACAATTTTTAATTTATCCATGTCAATTACATTTAAATAAAAAAACTAGGAAGACAATCCTAGTTTTATGCTCCACTTGCACCGATTTGTAATGTTGGTTTACCAGATACCTTGATTGTACCTTCGAAGCTAAGAGGATCATCAATGTTAGTGCTTGTTTTAAATCCTGTAACAACACCTTTAAAATTCCAACTTGCACCGATGGATGATGGAAACTTTATTGTAAAATCATTTACAGAACCTGCCTCAAAAGCATCATAAAAATCCTTTTGACCACTTCCAGTAGATACATCCAAGTATCCGCTTAAAGACACTTCTCCACCATCTTTAAATCCACCTATAAATTCTTTATAACCACCATCACTATCTAGAGTAGTTGTATCGATGGTATCGGCAGTTAAATCTAATCCACCTATTTCAGTTAATCCACCAATTTTTTTAGTACCCATATTTAAAATTGTACCTAGACCTCTTGTAGCTGTCATTTAATTCACTCCTTAAAAATTTACTGTAAAATTAATTACACTTCTATATGCAGAAATTTCATTTTCATACAATTCAATAGGTTTATCATAGGATAATTCTTGAATAAAAGGTCCATCTTTCCCAATGACTCTACCCTCGAAACTCACAATCTTGTCCAATACCTGCTTTGTCATAGATTTTAAGTTTTCGTAACTGTTATGAACAATATTAATTTCACATGGTGCTTCTTTATTAGATTGATATCCATCAAGTGTCTTATCCTGTATACCTTCCGATGATACATAAATAATATAAGGCGGTTTCGTTCCCTCAGTTGCATTTAAGGGGAATACCTTATTGGATAACCCATCTATTGTTACGAGTTCAGCCCTCAATGCTTCCTCGAAGTCCATATAAACACCTACCTAATTTTATCTATTTCACTTGCCAACACTTGTACTGTAGTCCGTTCAATTTCTGTTTTATGTTCATCAACTGAATTTCTCATAAAATGATAACCGGGAACATAACTTCCATCACGAGCAATATAGCCATATTCTTGTGAAGCTGGGTAGTAATATCGTTTAGTACCATCAGCAGACTGTTTCACAAAGACATGATTATAACCACGGTCAAATGTGACTTGATACATTTTTTTACCTCTGATTCGTGATTTTTCACCTTTGAGAACAATCCCTCTTTTTAGATCTCCTTTATCAACAGGAGCACTATTACGAGTAGCTTTTAAAGCAACGGTTGCACCTTTTCGAGCTGCTTTTGTAACGCATTTCTGCGGAAGTTCTTCTAACTGTCTAATGGTTCTAATTAGTGCAGCCATACCTTCAATTTCATTTCTTCTAGCCATTAGATCACTTCCTTACATAATAGTTGTATTTCAACATTCTTCTCTTGAAAATTAATTGGAGGGGCAATCAATTCAAAATAACGATCTTTTTCCATTACATTATCAAAATATTTAATTCGCATATCGGGAGTTATCTCTTTGTTAGGCATGTACCTCATATTAACCTTATGGGTAACCTCACTATTTACTGCTCCTGCAGCAAAAAACTCCTTACCGCTAATAGGATAAATACCAGCTCTTAGTTTAATTAAGCCCTCAATATCTACCCAATCCTTTATATTTTCACCGTAAGAATTTTGAACATCTATTTTCTTTTGAAAGGTTATTATATGCCTGTATTCCCCTGGATTAATTCGAAATCTAGTCATAAAAAATACACCCCCTACAAAAGATTAATAGAGTGCATATCCAAAATAGACTTTACAACAAAGTTCACTTTATCATCTTGCACAGAGAAAGTACGATTATCATACATTTCATTGGATAAGACAAATAGCACAATTGTAATGTCTTCTAATTCATCCATTTTTTCAATTGAAAGTCCTGTATAGCCTTTTATGTAGGATTTCCCTGCCGCAAGAATACTTGTAAAAAGCTTGTCATCTTCATTGTGGTAAACATGCGCATATTCTTTTAGATCATCAATGGTTACATCACTAATTTTCATTAGCCTTCACCTTATTCTTCGTTTTAACTTCTTCAACATAGTTCGCCTGAATTAAGTCTTGGTAAATTTGTTTGTCTTGAATTTCTCTTTCTTCACCTTTAGACATAGTTATAATACCAGCAAAACTAACTTTAGCTTTAACTTTCAATTATCATCCCTCCTTATAAAAAAGAAAGGTGGAGAATATCCACCTTCATTAAGATGCTTTCATTGTTAAAACAGCTAGTTTTTGTGGTTCTACAATTTCAGAGTCTGCTTCAACGTAACCAACTACACCGACAGCATGTTGAGTAGCATATTTTTCTACTAATACTTGCAATTCTACATTTTGTGCCAATTTTACATAAAGACCGCTCATATCACCATAAGCAATTACTTTTGCTCCTGCAGCAATTTTTGGCATACTTTCTGTAACGTATACAGGCTTCCCTAATAATGACCAACCAAATTGAGTAGTTAGATCTTTATTTAATAAGTAATTACCTTCAGAATCCTTTAATTTTCTTACAGCTTTAAAAGTATCTTTATTTAGAATCCAAGATGCATTAGCTTGAAATACTTCTGGAACAGTCATTTGTAAATCAATTAATTCATCTGCTGTTAATGCAGTAGAAGATGCTGATTCAACCCCATAAGTAGAGGATAGGATACCAGTTAATTTACCATCTGTTCCGTTAATTAATTCTTTCTCAAGAAATTCTGCAATAGCTTTTGCAACCTTGTTAATTACAAATGACAATAGATCAATGTCTGTACGATTCATTAATGATTTAGAAATCTTTGCAAGGCTTCCGATGATGAAGTTTTCAAGTTTAACAGTAGTAAACTTTCCAGTCCCTTCTGTTAATTCTTGCATATCATCCACGTAAGCAGCACCAATTGAAGAAGTATTTTCATCATAAACAGGGAAAACTAAATCTCCTCCAACATTGAAAACTGTAGCCATTGAATAAATTGGAGATAATTCTTTTACTTTCTCAATAATTTTATTAGCAATATGAGTAGGAATAATTCCACCATTGCTACCTACGTCTAACGCTCTTTCTTCACCACGAATGTATTTTAAGAAATTTGCTTCCTCTAAAGCACGTTGTTCTTCTTTACCATCTTGCTTTTTAGTTTCTTTTTTCTCATAAGAACGTGCTTCTGCTTCAGCAGCTAAAGTTTTATCGATTTTAGCAATTTCAGCTTTAATTTCATCAAAACGTTTATTTTCATTATCATCCATAGCACGAGTTTCTTCTTTAACCTTTGCCATGATTCCATCCATTTCATCAAGCAAGTTGTTACGTTGCTCTACAAGTGATGGCATTGATCTTACCTCAATTTTCTTTTCAGTTAACATTTTTCTCATTAAAATTTTCCACCTTTCAATTTTAAAAGTTCAATTTCTTTTTCATAAAGAGAGTAATCTAGTTCTCTTTCTTCCTTTTTGTCTTCTAGTTTCGTTAAATCTTCAATTGAAGCCTTAAATTCTTCATTTCGTTGTTCAGTGATAAGAGTTTCTTCACCTCTAGCTTCAATAGAAGTTGCTATGTATGCTGGAGTTTTATCTAAAATAGATACCTCCAAAAGATCTAAATCTTCTATGTAACGTTTTTGAATACCATTTTCTCCGTCTTCCCAGCGGTCTTTATTGGCTATGAATCCAAATGACCAACCCTTTAATGCGCCATTTTTGGCTTTTTGAATGATATCTTCATCGGTTACAGTAGCAATTGCACGGAGTCCAATAGTATCCTCGAATAATTCCAAATTTCCTTGTTTAATAGATCCTAAGTTTCTATTTCGATCATGATTAAACAACAAATCAACGTTTTCTGCTCTTTGAAGTGCTCTTTCAAAGGTTTTTGGTACAATTTGCTCTTTAAATCTACCGTTTGGAGAAGGTAAAACCCTAGATTCTCTTGCCACTGCATTAACGTAGCCATCAAGTAGTACCTGATCCCCTCGAATCTCTATTCGCATTATCATCACCTCCCCCCAAAGTCGTATCTGGATTATTCATGTTAGTTGATTTGTCTGTGTTTGGCGTATAAACCGCTCCAGTTTTGATGTTGTACAGTACATCATTTAAACCAAGGACTACAATATCCTCGAAAGCCTTAATTGGCTCCCTGTCCTCTAAGTATCTGACTTCATTGATGTCTAGAATCTTATTCTTTAAGGCAATTTCATAAGCTTTATAACGTTTTTCCATGTCTCCTTTTAGAAGTTCTTTTGAATCAATGGCAAAATAAAAAGAATCTTGTTCGCTCGGAAGCAAAAGATCCTTATTTAAACATGTTTCTATTTCAGTTAATTTTGGTGATATGCAGATTTTAATCCATTCGTTATATACATCATCACTTGCACTACCATCTAAAATTGAAGGAAAAACAAGAAACAGTTTTAATATCTCCGCAGAGTTAGTTTTCTTGTTCTCATTTAATTGCATCTCTACACTGGTGTTTGAAGATTCTTTGAAGTCTAATCCTTTGTTTAAAATCATAACGTTTTCAGAATTATTCTTGTAAAGGTCATTCCATGACCTCTTTAAAGCAGCAATAACTTCATCAGTAAGTTTACTTTCAGATGTAAGAAATCCTTTTTTATTTCCACCCGTTTTAACTAGCACTTCTTCAAAAATCAAGGAGTAGTAGGCAACAGAAAGCATTTTGTTGTTTTCATGGATTATTCCCTTACCTGTGACACCATCTTTTGAATTTCTTGCTATTTTTAGAAATTCGAAATCACGATAAGTTTGACCATTTACAAGGATATCGTAACTTTTAAATATAGGATCTACTCCCACGTTTACTGATATATCTTTGTATTCAACATAGTTTAAGCTTTTCACATTATTCCTTTGACGGTTAATGTACGCATAACCAGCTCCATTTAAAAGATAATCTTCAATTAATGCTTTCTTAAACTGAAAACCATTTAAGGTGTCTTTTGTATCATCATTTAACATACTGACACGTGGATCATTTTTAACCTCTATTACTTTTCCATTCTCTTCTTTATATAAATGAATAGGTAAAGACGCTATTATATCACTTATTAAACCGGAGGCAGCACTTACCGCTGGAATAGTTAAAGCTTGTTCTTTAGTAATATCATTCAATGGAATACCAGCACTCAGGAGAAGTTCTTCCAAAGTCATACTATCTCTTTGTTCCTGTTTCTTAAAATACCGTAATTCACGCCATTTTTGTCTTAATCCCATTTTTCCACCTCCCTTCTAAATAACTTGGAATGTCCAATCATTGTTACTGAAAACTACATCTTGTTGAAGTAGAAATAAAGCATTTATTGTTGCAAAGACCATATCTACTTTACCTGCTGTTTTGACACTAATTTTCTTGTTAATGTATTTATTCAAATTGGTATCATCTACACACCTACAATTAGTGAAGTGGTTTTCGTAAGCTAAGTTGTTGTAATACGAAAACTTTTGCTCCAATATTAATTCCTTTAGCCATTTAATAGTTGGATGTAATACGCTACTATGTTGTTTAACCTCAATCGTTGTTAAATTATAATCTCGTTCCCATTTTTGAGCAGAGTTTCGAAGATTTCTAATGTCATAACCAATACCGACAATATTCACACCATATTCTTCTTGCAAGTCAACTACAAATTGCTCAAATTGTGCATAGTCAAGTACGGATTCGCCACAAATTATTGTATTTTTATCTGCAATTGATTTACGATAATTAAACTTTTCACGTTTACTTTTTTCGTCTATATAGTCTTCTTGTACAAATTGCCAAGTTTTCGAATGGACAATACCTGTTTTTTCATCATAAGCAAGCATAGCTATTGACGAATTATCAAATGACTCGGCTCCATCGGCTCCTACATAAACGTCCTTACCATACCAATCCCATTCTTCATCAGCTTTACAAGCTCTAATTTGATCACTAGACACATAACCATCGGCTCCTAGACCTTTGTACATTATGTTGTTATGCTTACATAGATAATTTTCACGTTTGGACTCGTATAAAATAGCCATCGTCCGTTTATCGATAATGGCTTTAAATACTTTATCATTGTCTACTGCTACGGGATTCGATTGAAATATTACTAAATCATTAGTTTCCCATTCTTTCCTTATGTTTTCATCTGGCTCATACAACAAGCTAAAGTAACGTTTATTTTCAATTAACCCATCTAATACCCTTTTTGCGTAATCGATTTCCTCAAGTAAGGCATTATGATCTGAAGGATATTGTGTGGAAATTAGGATACCTAACTTATCTTTAAGTGTAATTTGACTGCTACGCATGGCTTCGATTGGATATGATGAGTTGAGGGCTCCTACCTCATCGATCAGATATGCTGCCGCAAGCTTACCGTCTAGTTTATCATTTGAGTATGCAAGGGGTGTATAATCGATATCTGTCAATTTACACTCCACTACATCACGCTTAATTTTAAATCGATCCTCTAATAATGGACTTGATTTAATTATCTTTTTAACTGCCAATTTTAACTCAGAGGATAGCTTATAATCAGGTGCAACACTAAATAACCTTGAAAACTTTGGTAATAATAGCATACCAATAATAAAAACTACACCACTTATAAACGTTTTAAAATTTTTCCTAGATATCTCCAGTAAACTAGACTCATAGTAAAAGGATTTATCCTCTAGACTTAATGTACAAAGTGTTGCTGTAACAAAAAACCATTGATAACGTTCCATACCTTCATAAACAGAACACCCTAAATCAGGATGTACCATTAATCGAAGGATTCCGCAGACTTTATTAAACATTTCTTCATCTACATAAGCTTCATTATTATTTCCATCAGCTATATCAATCCATGCTTTAGCCTGTTTTTTCACGTACTTTCCAACATAATGATTATCTTCTTTAATACACCATTGACAATACTTATATGCTTTACTTTCTTGAATACTATCCATTATTTCCTACCACCAGCCAATACCTTAAGCAGTGGATCTTCTTCATTTTGTTTGGCTTGAAGATTAATGTTTCCTAGTTTTGCACGAGATTGAGGTGATAACGAAAGCTCATTCGCACACCTAAAGAACTCTTTTGTATACTTTTCTTTAGCACTCATGAGACTTTTATCTTGAATCTTTTCGATATCTTTATTTATCTGTTTTTCAATTTCTTGCATTCTATCAATAGCAATAGAGCATGTACTTAAAATGTAAATATCAAGATTTCCTAAAATCTCACTTGCTGCTAATTCATCGACTATGTAATTAAATATTTTCTTTTGTCTTGCGTTCAAATGCTTCGGAGGTGAGATTTTATCAGCTTCACCTTTTAGCTTTTCTTCAGTTTGTTTACGAATGCTTATTTCTTCCTTCGTAAGATTTTTTGACATAGTATTTACGCTTTTTGATGGTCTTGCCAATTTTCCCACCTCCTCAATAAATTAATTAATTTTTAGTCAATACGTTTTTCGATTGAAAACAACTTAATTCCAAAAGCTTTATATTCGAATCTAGCAAAACAAATACCCTTAGAATGAAAAATATCAACCAATTTTTTCTTGAACATAATATTCACCACCTAATAAATTTTCATTTTGGGAATTTTTAGTGAAAAAAAGTGGGGTCGTGGCTTTACAATCGTTCTATCACCTGTAAATTTTTGGTAGGGGGGATATAAAAGGATTAAGTCAATAATTGGAATACTTATACTCCTGTTCCCTAACTATTTCCAGTTGTTCCTCCCTTGGTACCTCTCCACGTTCGCACATGTCATGATGATACTTGCATACTAACAATAGATTCTCACTGTTATACCATAGGTTCCTATCCTCATCTTCCTTCATTGGAATAACATGATGAACCTGAGTATTATTAAATGTATATCGTTGCAACGTATGATAAAGATTCCTAACACACAATTGACATAGATGTTGGTCACGTTCTCTTACATAATCCCTAACCTTAAACCATCGTTGTGTAGTTCTAGCTTTATGTATCTCACCCATCAGTCCTTCGGTACTCTTTATTCTCTTTGGTTTCTTTGGACAATCATAACCAAATTGATGTATACCACCACAATAACTACAACTCTTTAACATTGAATATCTTTAGCGCCATCGACAGAATAAAATGGTTTCCACTCGTCTACAGGCTTTTCCTCAACAAGTTCCCTACTAAATGAAATGGAAATACCACTCAATTTATTTTGTTGTTCCTCTAATTCCTTTAAAGCAGCAGTCGCTTTCTTTGCAGCTCTGGTTATAGCCTTCAATCCCTTTAAAGCCTCTGTACAATCTACATCAACCTTTACTTCTAATGATCCATTGTTTGACTCACGCTTTTCAGCCATGTCACAACACTCCTTATTATTTTTCTTGTAATAATTCATTACTAACTTTTATATGGACTATAAAGAACAATACCATCGCACTTCTCACATCTTTTGGCATCTGTATATTTTTCCTGTCTCTTGGTGTAATGTTGTTTATGACCACAATCTATGCAGGTTAAAGTCAATGTGTATTTCTCCATTTACCTGTGCTCCTTAAACAACTTCTCTATCCTATACATGTCACGGTAATATATAGCTATCAATCCTATTAACACGACACACAACCCAAACCAGACACTTACCATCATTGCCATATCTATAAATGTCAACACAAATATGTACACTTTCGCTTGTATAAGAATGTACAAAATTACTCATTTTCTTTCGCTAAATGATCTTTTAAGCGATACGATTCTCCCACGATTGTAACGACAGTCGCGTGATGTAAAATTCGATCTAGAATCGCGTTTGCTAACTTCGGCTCTTGAAAGATTTCATCCCATGATTTAAAGTTCACATTCGTTGTCAATATGGTACTTCGTTTTTCATAACGCATGTCTATGAGCTGGAAAAAGAGCTTCGCATCTTCGGCATCAATAGGTAAATAACCTATTTCATCAATTATAAGCAGCTTGTATTTTGTATAATGCTTTAAACGGGCTTCTAATCGATTTTCTAGGCGTGCTCTCTTTAGATTTTGAATGAGGTCATGACACTTTATAAAATAAGTACTAGTTCGTTTCTTTGCTGCCGTAATTCCGATGGAAGTGGCCAAATGGGTTTTCCCGACGCCACTTGGACCTAGAAAAACGATATTCTCATTCTTTTCAATAAAGCGAAGCGTTAAAAAGTCTAAAATCTGTTGCTGATTGACGGACGTTTGAAAACTAAAATCAAAATCCTTTATTTCTTTTAAGTGCGGAAACGCACCCACTTTGACCATCGATTGAATCATATTTTGCTCGCGTACATCGATCTCATAATTCGTTAATTTGATAAGTGTATCAATGAACGACATTTGATTATTCACGCTGAAATCGATGACTTCGTTTAAATGCAATGTCATTTGCTTTAACTTTAAATACTCTAAATTTTGTAGGAGTCGTTGGTAATTCGTTGTCATTGGATTCATTTTTTATACACCTCTCCAATCGCCGCTAAATTTCGTTTGGCCAAATCATTTATATCTGGAAAATAAGGCATAGATACACCAAGTGCTTCTTGATAATGAGCCTCCTGATAATTTAGCTTCTTGTTACTTATAGGGTGTTGGGCGATCAACTCTGTGTTATAATAAATCCATAATTGATCATCATACACTTGTAAGCCTACTTTCTTTCCTTGGTACTTTGCGGGTACCGAGTATTGATTCGATTTGTAGGAAATCATGTTTGAGGCATTGACTTTGACAAGCGTATGTTTGATGCGATAAGAATCTCTTACTTTCTCAGTTGGTAGCTGGTGTAAGAGGTTCTTTTCTTTTTTAAATTCAAAAATAGGAATCTTCCCCGTACCTTGATGCATTTCATGATTTATCCGATTACTTAAATCTTGCACAAACTGATGTAACTCTTCGAGGGTTAGCTGTCCCTGATAAGCATGGATTTCATCCAGTAGCTTCATTGTTGTTTCTACTTTTCCTTTTGTTCTTGGTCGACCAGCTATACATGGTCTCACTTTAAAGCCAAAGTCTTTCGCAAATTGAGCGAACTTAGGATTTACTTTTCCAGCGAAATACTCTGTTCGTGCTTCATCCATTACGGTTTTCATGTTATCCGTCACAATTTCATCAGGTACTCCCCCAAATGTTTCAAATGCATCCGTTAGAAATGATAGAAGCACACGTTGAGATTTTGAGACACTTAAATGAAAAGCACGGAATCGCGAATAAGAGAGAAGAAAAACTGCCACATTCACCTCTACTTGTTCCCCATCCTTTGTTTCAAATAGGATACTTTCTTTCCAATCCAACTGGGCTTGTTTTCCTGGTGGTGTTTCATATCGAACCACTCCTTTAGGTGAGGCAATCCGTTTATCTTCCTCAAAATAAGCTTTAAATTCTGGTGTACGTGCAATATAAGCACGAAATGCAGAGTCTGAACATTGTAATCCATGATTATCTTTTAAATACTGCCAAAGTACCCGTCGGTAATAGAAAACTTGTTTAGAATCCTCGGAGAGGAGAGCTGCAATGATCTCATAATACTCATCTATTTTGGATGGCTTTTCTCTCTTCCGTTTCGGCACAAATCCCTTTAGGTATTTGTCAATTGTCCTACGATCTACACCTAACTCTTCTGCTAATTTACTCTTATTGATTTTCATTTTTAAATGCTCCATTAGTTGTTTGAATTTTGGTAAGTCTGAAAGACTAGTAATCTCAAAATTGGTTTCAACATTTAGCGCCATATACATACTAATCACCCCAAGATTAGTATGAAATGAGCAATCCATTTTGTACATCTTTATTCAAGCACGATTGTACATATTTAAATTAGCATTTCTACCATATCAATAATTAATATAAATCCAAAGACTAGAACTATCGTTAATACCGCGTTCCATAAAGCACGAAATAATCTATTTAAAACTTTTTTCATTTTCAACTCTCCCAATGCTAAATTATTCAATATTTATAACCTTACTAATATCCTCAGAAATGACACTTTGAATTGCATCGACAAACTCGTGTCCAGCAAGACAATACCAGATTTCATTTTCATCCTTTTTTAAATGCTCATTCCAAATACGAACGATGTCATCATACTTATTTGCTTTTTCTTTTGTATTCATAATTCAGTTACCTCATTAATTAAATTTAGGCATAAAAAAAAAGACCCAATAAATGAGTCTGATTTAAACAATTTATAGTACTTCCCATACATTCCTATTAGAATTGTAGATTTCTAATTGTCTCATTGCCTCTTTCTTACCTGACAAAATATCCTGCACAAATACATCAATTTCTTCATTTTGTGTTTCATTTAAAAATGTTTCTCTACCTAGTGAATCAATATCTCCAGAAATAATATCTCCAATATTCGGTAATTCCATTTCTAATACTTCAGCAATACTAAATGTGCCATTTTCTGTTAATAATGCAATCCAACCTTTTTGATGATTAATCATAAATACTTTTGATTTCATTATTTACCATCAACCCCTTTTAAAAAGGAGTTCGACAAAATAGTAAAATATCCCTTCTTAATTTACATTATCTATCAAATTTGCAATATTGAAAGTGTCTTTTTCTATATACGAATAGGGAAAGGAAAGCAAAATAAAAAATCCCCACATTTCAATGTGAGGATCAATCTCCAGTATATGCGTGTGCACAACGTTATTGAGTATAAAGGAGTATTGTTAATAAGTCAAAGAGTTACAAAAAGTATTTAGCCCAAGTAAATAACCCCAACAATAAAGATACTCCAATCGTAGGTCTAATAAACATCTTAGGTAAATTGGTCAACTTAATTACCAAAGAAAATAATGTAGCAAATATAATTAAAATTATAATTAATATAAAAAGTTTTAATGCAAGACCATTAACTTCTCCAAACAAAGGTGTCCAATCAATATTCATGCAGTTGCTCCTTAAGAAATTATTATAAGAAACAGTATTCTACAATTATTGATAAAATTCCTCCTACATAACGAAAAAGACCCTCCACAAGTTAATGTGAAAGGTCTCAAAACAAATAAAAGCAGGGAAATACCCTGCCCCATTTCAAATATACACAAAACTTCTTTAGGAAGCCAATTGTCAACTGAATGACTAAATAAAAATTTGAAATGGTACTAATATATTATGTAAATGACGTGAATATTATTATTAAAATTATTTAGGGGAGAAATAATCTCCCCTAACAAAACTCTTTTGAGCCATTTGCCTTAAAGGCTAAATAAAAATCTTATATTTTCACTATAATTAAACATAATTAACTTGTCAATACTATTTTAACCCTAATTGTCTTTTTAATTTAAAATTTATATCTTTAAATAAGTCATTTTTAATTTTCCCAACTCTTGTATCTAATCTTGCTTTATCAATTGTAAGAATTTCTGTTATATTAATTCTAGAAGGATCTTTGTCTAAATTACCATAATGGAAATACTGGTCTTTGTTTAGGATCATTCATTACCGCCATGAGATATAAAACCAAATCTTTATCCAACTCTTTATCTTTAATGTAATCCAATACCTTATGTAAAATTAAATTAGTTTCCTCATAACTAAAATAAGTTTGTTCTAATTGATTTACTTTTTTCTCTAAATCTAAATACTCGTCGTAAGAAATAATAATTTGTTTTTCCATAAATATTCATCTCCCAAAATTAAAATAAGGTTGTCACCAAAAACTGACGACAACCATTGATTTTGTATTAATTAACTTCCCTTACATTATGTACAACACCATTTACATCCACATCGTAACGAAGTCCTTTTGGTTTTGCTTTATATGTGACTCCCAATAGACAATTCTGGATTGTTCTTTCCGTCACACAAAAACGCATAGCCATAATTTCATGAAAATCCGTTTTACGTCCTTCCCAAGTCTTAAATTCTTCTCTAACTATTTCTGCGTTCTCAAATGTAAGTGAATTTTTTTCTACATCGTAGCTTCTATTTTGCTTGTTTTGCGAGGACGTGCCGAGTTTTAAGTTGGAAATAGAGTTGTTTTTCACATTTCCGTCTTTATGATCGATTTCAAGCTTTTCTTTTCTCCATGATTTAGGTTCAACATTTTTATCAACCGCCATTACAGCTTCATGCTCATAAATTGGAAGATATTCGCCTGAATCATGTAAAAGTTTTGTTAGCAAATATCCCTTATCGCCTGTTCCTTTTGGGTTATCGGAAAGAAGCCACTTCCTCGATTTTAAATTATATATCTTACCCAAATTAGGATGTACAACGTACTGACTATAACCTTTAAGAGGTACTACCTCATCTCTAACTGTTTCGAACTCTGGTAAACTCATTTATGTATTCCTCCCAAAAAAAATAATAAATTTATTTAATTTAAGTCTTTACATTTGCATCAACAACCTATATAATGTGATTATGGATAACTATGTGTATTTGATTAAAATGTATTAAATAGAAAAAGGACTCGGCAAGAATGCAGAATCCTCCTAAATTATGTATGTATTCGATTTAACTAATTATGTACAACCTATGTATTCCTAATTTCGCTAGAATGCGTTTCTCAAGCATTCTGTAATTTCTATTTGCTACAAGCAGCAGTCCTAAAACGCATATTCTCCACATTAACTCTTACCATTTCTCGAATGCGGATATATTCTTGTGCCAATCCTGCTTGATTTGACGAATTAAAGGAATCAATCTTAGCATTCAGATAATCCACTAAGTAATCCCTAATTTCCTCCATTGACTCAATGTGATCCTTATACTTTTTATTACCATGTCTTGCGCTGTGTTTACGTTTAAATGGAATACGTGTCTTTTTCTCCCGATGAAACTCTAAGAATCCTTCAATCAATCCATATAGTTTAGTAATATTATAGTCATCAAGATTAGCAAGAAAGGTGTCCACGTTATATTTAACTTGTTCATAAGTGGCATTTTCAGATACGACAACACCTTTTAGTCTCAATTCTTTAAGGATTAATTTAATCTCTTTCTTTAAAGGTTTCGCTACAGGTTTTCTACTTTGCATTAAGACCTCATATAAACCATCTTCTGTTAAAAATGTCGCACTCGTCTTATTATGACGAGCAATAATATACTCATCTTCATCAATATTTTTAATCATCCGACTCGCATTCGAAGCATCCATTTCCAACCACTGAGCTATATCTTTCGCCAAGAAAAACGGTTCGTCGATAGTTCCGTATATATCTAATTCCTTTCCTAAAACCTCTTTCTTTTCTAAAAACTTCACAACTTCTGCCATATTACATTCACTTCCTTTTCCGTTATTTTTTAGGGGTAATGGCAAATACCCTTTTAACAGGAGGCTAAAGCCCCTAATCCCTAGCCGCCTGTGTGAATGTAATTGGCTAGAGTAGGATTAACCCACTCTTAAAAGAGTATTTTGTTTTAAATCTCAAATAGCTACTCAGTTCAATCTAAATACTGTGGGAGATCAGTACATCAAACCGAATAGCTATTTCAAATTTAAAGTTTTTATAAATAATACTTGCATTATGTTAAAACCACTTGTATAATGACTTTAAACTAGAGTTCCATTTATACACGTTTTTTAAAAATAAAAAAAGAGATGACAGGAAATTAAACTCCCGTCATCCTAAGTGTTGCTGAGTTTTGGATTTTAAATTAAAAAAGGAGATTGTTATATTTGGTGGAGAGGAAAAAGTCACCTACTTCGCCTAAATACATTCGGTGCTGTGACAAATTGCTAGCATTCACATTCCAGTTTCCCCTCTTCCATTAGGAGATAGCTACATAACTATAAAAAATCGCTAGAACCCCTATGAATAAAGGATTCTAGCAACATAGTAAAATATCAACCGTGACTTTTTTTGAAACAATTTAGGAATGTTTCTGTATGTGCCTGATATAAACAGTTCATCAAGTGCAACTTAATTGAACTATATTTTTTATCATCAATATCCTTCAGTATACTGTACATCGTATCAGGCTTTATTTTTAGCTTCCCAATTTTCTTTAAATAAAAATGCAATGTATCTGATATTTTTTTATTCTTCTCTTTTTTCTTCAGCTTTTTTGAATGGATGGACTTTAATTCATTCGTTAATTCCGTAACCAATTCCTCAACCTTTTTTCTTTGTTTACGATTCGCATTATCGATACTCACCTTATCCAAAAACTTTCTAAATTTCCACGTATCAACACTATCTGCATCATCTAAATTAGATAAGATATCATACAAGTAATCCATTGGTGTATCGTAATGAGTAAATGTGACACTTTCCTTCTTATCGATGTATTGAAAGAAGTTAGGTTTATTACCTTCAAAATCCTTATTTACTATATCACTAACATACTTTTGTATTTTCCTTAACTCACTGCCGATTTTGATTTTATATTGCCGTTTGGCACTATCTATAGAACACATACTTAATATTGTAAGAATGTCTGTTTGCTTATATATTTCTTTCACTAATTCATCATTTTTATTTTTACCATTGTTTAAGTAGTGAAAATATAAACTGCTACAAAGTTGACTCAAATTAATAATGCTACCGATTTCTGTTGTTGATTTTGCTAAAGTGTGATCTAGTTCAGCCATTGATTTTGTTGTTAAAGTATAAGGAGTCTTATCTGCATCCAATTCATTGACACAGACATTGTATTTTCCGTAAACTTTTTTAGCTAAATTTAAAAGGTGTTCATCCCGAAAAACTACAGCAGTATCAGAGTCCATATCGCACCCTGAGAGACGATTCATTACATTTTCTCTAATGGTATTAATCACAATTACATTAGGCGATAAATTAAAATACTCTTTAATATCCTCGTTATAAGTACATTTGCCAATCCAGATGTTTGAAACTGAGGTATGGGGATTACGGCAAATTGTAAACTCCTCCCCAAATCCTTCTTTTCCAAATAGAGTGGTGTAGACCTCATTTTCTTTCAAGCCAATTGGTACATTAATTTCATTTCCAATTGCACCAACTGCCTTATATAAGTATTCCAGTGGACAGCTGAATAAAGTTGCGTAGTCACCCACTATTTTCAGACGACCTCTTTTTACATCCTTTACATAATCAGCGATTGTATCAGCTCTAAACTTTTTGAATGCACTATTATGTATGATCTCTTTATTCATACTGTACAGATCAATAAACATTTTATCTGAAGAAAAGTAATCTATTTTATTTCTTTCATCTTCATCATCTTCCTCTATGTCATCATTTTTATTTAAATTTAACTGTACATGTTTAATAAATTTTTCCGGCTTATTCTTTAAGTCCATTATGTAATTAATTTCAAACTGTGACAATTCTTCAATTTCTGGTGCAGAAGCTAAAAGAGAATTTACCATCTGATAACTCATCCTCTGAAGAGGCATACCATCAATCGTATCTCTACGATTAGTCTTATCATGCTTACAGACTCCCCATACATTACCTTCACTTTCCACTACAGTTTTCCAATGTTCCCATATTCTCTTTTGCCATAAGTGACCATGATCTTTTTCATTTTCGCCTTCCTTCTTAAATAAATGACTCATTTTAAGAAATTTAATGCACGTTGGATTTAAAATCATCTTTATAGATTTCACAGGTACTTCTTCACCGAACATTGAAGGTACTTTCCAAGTATCATAATCTTCACCGTGTTCTTCTGCATAATCTTTAAAAAATGTTTGCAAATTGGTCGAAAACGCTGCAGCTTTTGTCCAATGAGAACGAAGTAATAACATAGATTGACCTTCCTCAAAGAATTCACTATCGAGCAATGCCTCGCCATCAAAAATACTATTCTTAACCTCATATTTATCATCTGGAACACTGTCTACTTTACCATCTACAGTTTTAATCACATTAACTGTTTCAGTTTCTATCCATCGTGAGATTACTTCATCTACAACAAGTATTGAATTAGGATCAATCACTTTGACTGCTTCTATGCTTGAAGTGACCAAACTTTGATAAGCACTTAACGATGCTAAATCAATAGATTCCCCTTCTTCAAACGAAAGATACATCCTTGAGTATTTAATCATTTTCTTATATAAATCTACCTTAATAAATAAACATTGCCCTTTTCTCGACTTGCTACTAGAGCGTTTATACATCTTGTAGACATCTACTTCTTCCTTACCTGTTTTCTTATCTATACGTGTTATTTTGAAGCCATTCTTATATAATTCATGACGTAAATCTTCCTTACTAACTTTCGCCCAATTATCAGGTATGGAGTTTAAAAGTTTTCGTCTGCTACGTTTATACAGATAAGTATTGATTCGGTGGAGCCTTTGCTTATTAGACCAATTACATTTATTCTCCTCGTATTCCTTTCTGATTTCCTTCAATTGTTCATCCGCATCATCTAATTGCTTCTGATACAATTTCCTTAATGCTTCAGAGTCCTTTACAATATTATCAAATTTAACATTAATCACATCACGAGATAGCAACTTATTAGGATTTCGATTTGATGTAAATGTAGAAAATTCCTCTTGTTCATTTAACTTTATCAATTCTAATGAATAAGGCAAAAACCCAATGTAATCAGTAAATAACTTTTTATCCCTATTCATGTGTTCCCATAAATCACACGCCTCAATAGATGGGATATAGCAACCTTTAGTAATATCGTTTTGATTTGCCATTCAACATTCTCCTTTTCAAATAATTGTTTAATATAAAATTTACCGATTATGTACAACTAACAATTCAACATAACAACTAAACAAAAAAATCTGATTCAAGCACTCACGATAGTGAGGGATTACAATGTGACAGTGAAACGGTTTGGCACATTGGCATAAGCTACTATCGTATCTTATGGAAAATATACTTATGAATTTTGTTGAAAATATACTTATGAATCTACTATTAATATTTACTAATAAAGTATTCTTAAATTTATTGTTATAAGTATTGTTATATATCTTGTAGCGAAAACGACCTCGCTCAAACCATTGATATGATAACGTTTATATGTGGACACCTATTCAATACCTGTCTTCATTTGATTAGGAGGTGTCCGTTTTTGTGTATTAACCGTCCTTATTTATTTAATGTGTGTCCTTATTTGTTTAATGACCGTCCGTATATAAATAGAAGGTGTCTGTTTGTAATTGAATAGGTGTCCGATTATGTATTAAAGGGTGTCCGTATATTATGTAAAGGGTGTCCTGATATGTTATGCAAGTGTCCGTATTTGTTTAATTATTGTCCATCTATTAAAGGGTGTCCGTTTTTGTGTTACAGGTGTACGTCAATCTAATTCGTCAAGAAAGCTTAAATCATCATCTTCAACAACTTGAAAATTCTCTTTTGGTTCTATTTCATCCTCTTCAATATCTTGAGAAGGATTATCTTCTTGTACAGAGTAGTAATTAGGATCATCTTCACCCATTAATCGCTTCATTGTAGATAGGTGGTAAATTGGCTTATAGAATGAACTAGGTTGCTGCCTTTCTAATATTTTTCTCTTATAATTTTCTGGTCTATCAACATGAATCAACGGGAAGGTTTCATCCTCTTTACAAAATTTATCCTTAACTTTGACATGTGTTAAGCGTTCAACTAGTTCATCCGTTTTACTTACATTTTTAACATTTGTTTTTTCGGATATTGCACCAATGCTATGCCAAATTGGTATACTAGGATTAAACGAACGAATGAAATATAAGTATGTGATAAATTCTTTTTCATTGAGTATTCCATTTGTATATAAATCCAAATCGTAAATTGTTACCCTGAAAAAGTTTGTTGGAACCTCTGTTTCCTTTTTGTCCTTATCCTTTTCAATCTTATAATCACAATCAAAATTCAAATGCCATTTGTAAAATATCCTTTTGGTATTACCCTCATAACCTTCTACTTTTTCTTCATTAATAAGTCGTACCTGTGTACCATCTAGGTGCATCACACGTTTTTTGTCCTTGTGGTGATAAATATTATTAACAGTTCCTTGGAGAACCTGAAGCTTTTTAAGCCGTTGCTTCATTCGTTTATCGTTATTATCTTTTTTCGATTTAAAAAGATAGTCAGCTAATTCTTTTGAATAGCCAACGAAATTTTGTTGTTGAAGGAACTTAATTAATATAATGATAAGAAAATCACGTTCATCAAACGTAGCTGTCTTGGGTTCAGGGATATTATTTTCGCTATAATCTACTGTTTTACCATCGTGATAAAGCCAATATTCTTCCACCTTGCCAGTATCCTTATTCTTTTCCTTCATTAAAACAGGTTTATATGTGACCTTGCCTTTACTGTAAAAATCATCAAATAGACGGTTATTTAACATTATGTATTTCATGTCCGTTGTTTCAATCATTTCACGTATTTCTTTGGGTTTCCGTTTTATTCTTTTCTTAGCCATTTCATCTACTCCTTTTGTATAAGTGTTTAGTTATGTAATTAATCCTCTTGTTTAACGTGTTGCTTGATAATTTCATTTACTTCATCTGTACGGAAGTAAATCCATGTTCGTGTAAGGCTATTGGTTAATCCGGTAAATACAAATCGAATACCTTTAGCTTTAAGTTTTCGTTGTAGGGCAAAATCGTAACAGAAAAATAGATCAGTTTTAGATAGTTCCATATCATTCTCCTTTGTTAATTTTATTTAAAGATCGCTTAGGTGTCTCAGCCCATTCAATAAATTTATCTAATTCCTCTTCTGTTTCAAATGTAATTTCCATTGGTCTAATTTTGTGCCTCTCATTCATCTATCCTCACCACCTTTCAAATTTGACTACCCATGGGGAACGAGAAAATGCTATCCATTTGTCAAAGAACAATTTAATCCATGTGGCTTAATTTGCAACTGTTGTAAATTAATATTTTAATAGGATCTAGATACCCCATCCCTCCTTCAGCTTAGTTAAAAACTTCATCATCTCTCCGTTGTCATTAGTAATGTCTGGATGGAATTTTAAAGCAGCAACTTTGTAAATTTTCTTTAGCATCTTCTTTTCGTCATCTGTGTAGGTACTGGATGATGATGAAAAGTAACTACTGTAATCGTAATTTGAATTATTATTGTAGTTACTTTGGTAAAAGTTTTCGTAACTACGTTTTTCTTGTTCTTTACGTGCTTCACGTATCCTATGTAATTCATCTAAGTATTCTTGGTTTCGAAGTTCTCCAAAAACATCATAGACGTAATCGTATGTATTCTCACCGTAGATTTCCTCAAAAGCAGCTTTGACTTTCCTATACTTATCAAGGATTTCTTTGTGCTTTTTGTCTGTCTTATATTCTTCAGTTGATTTGAACTCTTTATTAATCTTTTCTTCTAGTGGTGTATATTTTTTACCGATAATTTTATGGAATTCGTCTTCGGTAATTTCCATTTCATCAAGCCATTTTTCCAGCTTTGAACTGTGATAGAAATCACCGTACCAATAATCTAAGAAATCATAATATCCCATTGTACAAATGTGCCATTGTTTCTTTTTCACTTGTCCATTTTCACGGTAACTATGATGGATACTAATCTTGTAAGCTGTTTTTATCGGACGTTCAAAACGTTCGTCATTATACTCGTAGGTATATTTTGTCTTTTGTGGTTGCCCAACTATACCAAAACTGTAACTACCTACAGTTAACTCTTTAGACTTTCCTTCCGAATTTGCCTTTTTATTTTGGATCTCTTGAATAACACAAAACATTTCATTCCTCCCTTTGTAGTTGATATGCTTAGTTTTGAAGTACCTACACTAGTAAAAAAAATATAGTAATCTACATTTTCCCCACCTCCTTAATGATCCAATTTCATAAAAATAAATAATTGGCACGTTTTTCGTTGACAAGCATAAATATAGGTTGTATACTGTGTTTAACGGTTAACCTGTATCTAATACCCTATTATGTTCAGGTTAAGTTAATTAGATTGATGATGTTACTGAATTAGGAAATTCAAAGAAATAGTTTTAGATAAATATTTACTATACGTTGAAGAATAATGTTCAACGTTTGTTTGACGTTATCTGACCAAATGATAGGTTCTATTTACTATTTTATTAATTTATTTTTATTTTGACAACCTATTTTTCAAAATATTTTATTTTTCCGATGGTACTATTTACCCATCTACCGAATAATGATATAATATATATATATATATTAATAAGATCCTTATTTATTTAAGCACACAAGCTTCCTACGGCAATTGTCTTAAATAAATAAGGATTTTTTTGTCATTCAGCGACTATTGAAAACAATCCAATAAAGATAAGAAGAAAGACAACACTGAATATCAATACGCCCATCAGACTAATACTCCATCTAATTCTACTTCTTTCCATTCCACAAAAGTGTGATCTACTTCTAAATCATAGGACTCACCGTTAACATACCTAAGTGGATACTTCTTTATATAACAATCCACGTTAATATCGTTTATCAGTTTATCTGCCAAAGATAATGCCATTTCTTCATTACTGGCATCAATATTAATGGTCATTACAGCATCAATCCGGTAGATATCATCTCTTACATGCCTACTAGTCATTTCCCACTGCTTGCAAATAATGTTATTGACTGATAGAGTGATATTTTCCTCGACATATGGATCATAAATTCTTTCACTTGACCTAACCATAAAACCAAAATTCCCATACACTGTGTAATTCATTTACATTTCCTCCCTTTGATATTCCATTTTATTTAGAATAATTCTTATTAAGAAAACTTATTAGGTGGACGTTTCCCTTTAAAGGAAAACGTCAATTGTCTGGGAGTTTAATCTAAGTATGTATCATTAGGAATTGCATTAAACGCTGGAGATCCTCCTATTGGAACTGAGCCAATACCTCCTCCGGCTGTCTTCTTCTCATTAACATTTGTTATTGAGAATCCAACTAATGCAATAACTAACATTGCACCGATAATAAGCTTCTTAATCATCTATTTATCACCTCGCCTTCTGTTCCCCCTTTCAATTTGAAGTTTATATTTTATTATCACTTGTGCAAAAACAAAGAAATTACCTCTTCATTCTCTCCAAGTGCAATAAGTGAATTAACAACTATATCTGAAATGAAATAATCTCCTCTTTTGATAAACAACTTAAGAGATTTATATAACCAAGTTACATCCTTAGTACCTTCCCCAATAAAGAAGTATCTGTATGGATCAGGTTCAGAATTTGATTCAATTTCAAGTAACTTATTAATGCCTTTTTCATTGTCACCGTTTTTTATTAAGTAATAACAGTGGTTTTCAACATCTATAACATTAGTAACTGGTATATCCCAGTAAATTTTGATGAATTCAATGGTAGAATCAACAATTTCAGCTATATCAATTCTTCCGTTTGCAATGTAAATATCCTTTGCTTGTTCAAAATACGAAATTGCTTTAGCAGGATCTTCAAAAAAGTATGAATACCCAAGTGAAAACAAAGAAGAGCAATGGTACATGAAACCAGCATTATTTGAATTGAGAACATAAGAAGCATATTTTCTAGAAGATGGGATATCACGATGAACATTCAACTTAACGATATGCATTAACTCTGAAAATCTAGTAAGGAATGAATTTCTCATAAATGGACAGTCAATTTCATTAATTTGTTTCTCAAGATTCAAAATAGACAACTGAAAATTAAAGAATGAGTATTCCTTCATGAAATACAATGCATAGAGTGATTGAATTTCTGATAGAATTTTTGATTCTTTATACTTACATCTAATATTATTAGAAAAAGTAAAAAGCTCTTGTGCAGAAATTTCCGACTTCTGAAGACACAATTGATGGCTATAAACTGTATATATCTCACCACTAAGTTCCTCATTTTTAGATTCAGCAGCCTTATTTAAGAGAATTCCCATTATTTCAAGCAACCTATTCATGGAACAGTATTCAATAGCAAGCTTAAAGTTTTTAGGTTTAGTAATCTCATTCACCATGAACTCAGACATTACTCTAATCTCATCATTAGGTAACAAATAACGAACCACTTTTAAAACATATGTGAATTCAAGCTCTCTTTGGTTTTTAAGTAGTCTAGTCAAAGTACTTTGTCCCAACTCAAGTATGTCTGTTAAAGCATGTACAGTTAAATTTTTCTCTAGCATTGCATTTTGCAACTCTGCCCTAAATATCTTTATCACCCTCATCGATATTAACTCTATTAGTTAATAATAACTATGTAAGTTAACAATAACTATGTAAGTTAATAATAACTATGTAAGTTAACAATAACTATGTAAGTTAATAATAACTCTATTGGATAATAACGTCAATAGTTAAATTTATGATATACTAAAAAAAATAATATTTTTTACAGGGTGGTTCACTTTGATATTAATTGAACTAAAAAAAGTAATGGATAATTACAATAATGGTGAAGGAATGACCATGTACCAGTTAGCAAAAATTACAGGTATTAGACCAAATACAATTTCACAGTGGTATAATGATCAAGAACTTCCAATAGAAAAAAGAGCTAAAACAATAAACCTTGAATATCTGGATAGAGTTTGTATTGCTTTAGATTGTGATTCGTCAGACATTATCGTACATAAGAAATAGTCCACTCCACTGTAGATATAAGGTGGAGTTTTTTATTTATAGGGTCATTAATGATGACGCTTTTAATCGACACATCCATGTGTCAATTGAATAACAAAGTGTAACTTTAATCGTTTCACAATGAAACGAATACTTTAACTCACTTGCTTTATGCAAGTATGTTAATTTGCAACACACCGTCACTGAGTGACTTAATGTCACGCACTTACATCATGTCAGTATGTCGATTTTTGCTTTTTAGTAAATTTGAAACTTCGTCCAAATTTTGGACAAGGTTACTTACATTCTGTCAGTAAGTTGTAATGACTTCTCATCTTAGAACTCCATGTTTTAGGATGTCGCAAATTACGCCCCCTCTTTTTCAAATAACCACCTAACGAAACGTTCAACCCTTTAGAACCCCATTACATCATCAAATAACCCTCTAATCATTGATCCTTTGAGTTTTCGCTTTAGAATAGCCGTATAATAAGCGTAAATGTTCTTGATACTCTTAGATTTAACTTTGACTGTAAATTGCTTAAATGAGTCAATAATGAGCGAATTAAATACAGTCTCTTCAATGTCGTGCTTCTTACTATGGATCAGGCTAATTCGTGCGAATTCTGCTATAACTTTTGGATCACCGTAAAAGTATGATGCTAATTTGACCAATTCAGGGAATCGCTTTTTAGTCCAGTCTGGTAAAAAGGATGGTTGACTAGATGGGACTGATTGCACCATCGTTTCTTCTGTACGTTTATTTATATTTTGTTTTAGAGAAGACTTTGTATTTGTTTTAGTGTGACATTTCACAGTACTGGCTTGTGTGACAGGCTGTATCACAATAGCATTTGAGGTCTGCTGCATATCCTTAGATCGTTTCATTTCGTATTGTTTGATAATGCCTAACTTCTCAAGTAGCTGACACGCACGTATTACAGTTCTACGGCTTATATTTAATGTTTCTGCTATGTTTGCCTTGGCTCTGAACGAAACACCAAAATAGACACAAGAATAGCGTTGTAACTGATCTAATACTTGGACAGTGGATTTAGAAAGCTTGTCCTTAAATTGTTCTTTATAATAACGAACTGCTTCGTTTAATTCTTGGATATCATTGAAAGTGGACAGGTTTTTGTAAGTTTCTTCAGAAGCAATAATTGTAATTGCTTTTTTCATAAAAAATCCCCCTACATTTTTTTGTAGAAGGCGCACTTTAATAAGCCTAACCTGTTGCATTTTTTTGCAATTGTGGTAGACTATTATTAACCAAATATGTGTGAGCCTTCAGTGGTTCATCGAGAGGTGAAAAGCGCTGCAACGCTTCTAGCCTCTTTTTATTTTGTTTTGATAATCTTCAAAATTTCCTCTGCTAGTTCAATAGCTTCATTATCGTAACCAAGCTTCAAATTTACTACATCTTCACAAAGCTTTCTGATTTCTTCTATGATGTCTCTCATGGTGTGGTTATATTTCCTCCTATAAATTCATTAAGGGGCTAGACGGCATGGCTTTCTTTATTAATTCAAAGTCCTCTAATGACTGCAAATACCTTTGAGTAGTCGAAATTTCCGAATGACCAAGTAACTTTGAAAGTGAGTAGATATCTAAGCCATTTAATAAGCAAGAAACACTGAAGAAGTGGCGATATCGGTGTGGAGATACCTTTTTATCTTCTATACCTGCTCTTCTCCCTGCTTCTTTTATCACATTATCTAATCCTACGTGTGATATTTCTGATCCCTTATATGATAAAAAGTAATGATCAGTTGTGTCCTTATTTAAAAAATAACTGTTTTTTATTCTTTCGTACTTTATTAATATTCTTTTTAATGCTGGACTAATAAAAATCATGCGCTCTTTATTTCCCTTACCATTTACAAGAATAGTAGTTTCTTTAACGTTAATAGAAAGCAATCCTCTAATCTCCATTGCTCTCAATCCACAATCAGCTAACATTGCAATTATAGCTTTGTTACGGGCTTCAAAGTAATTTTTATAACTAAAGGAATTAATCATTTCATTTACTTCAGATTTCGTAAATCCTTTTAGTATTACCTTTGGTACTTTGGGCAGATCTACTTTACTAGCTATGTTTACCTTTATGTACTCTTCCCTTTCGCACCATGAGAAGAATGCCTTTATCATCTTAAACATCGAAACAATTGATTGAGGTTTTAATCCACTTTTTTGTTTGTATCTTACGTAGGCTTTCAAATCATGTACAGTAATGTTTTCCAATTCAACAATCCCACGTTTATTAATAAGATAATGCTTTATTTGTTTTAATTCTTGACGTTTATTCTTCATTGTTTTATGCGTGAATCCTTTAGCTAAGCAATAATAGTCGTATTCCTTCAAAACGTCTTCTAATAACAAAAAGACCACTCCCTTCAT